AGCAGCAACAGCCACACCCACAGGGCATGCGTCAGTAGCGTCTGCAACTTTAACACACAACAGACGAAGTCCGTTATTTGCTTTTGCTAAGTCTAAAGAAACCAAGTCACCAGCGGCAATAGCCTCTGAGGCAACAAAAATCTCTATTTGATTTCTGTTTGAATATTGTGTACTTGACTGACCTAAATCAGTCGAACTAGCAATCTCATCTGCTGAGAAAACTTTTTGTATGTAATCTGAACTACTCATTGTTTATTCCTCCTATAGTGTTTGTTTAATGGTAATTAGCCCTTGAGAAGCAAGGTGATCAACGACCATCTGCATTCTACAAAAGATATATGCATAACGAGAGGCATAACCTGTCGCATCCATGAAATCTGTCATTTCGAATTCACCGTCAGAATCATAAACCAACTTGATGTACTTGGTGTTCAAGACATAAGCAGCAATGTAAGCAGCGGCATTCATACCGTTAGCGTTAGTTCCTGCATCAAGAGTAGTCATGACTGGTGAAGGAATCAAAGCAGCACCATGGAAAGCAAGTTGCATTCCACCACCGTCTAAGGTTCCAGCATCAACAAAACGTTGATTATTATAAAGTTGAGACTTATACTTCTTGAACAAGTCAGGAGAGCAAAGAATCAAATTTGGAGATGATCCGTCTGGAGTACGAAGTTGAGCATCAACATATACTTCAGTCAAAGCATCAATAGTTTCTGTACCACCAGCAGTAAATGTAGCGATCTCACCAAGTTGATGTTGGAAGTCATCTGGGAAAGAAGACTTTGTAATTCCACCAACAGTGTTGGTTTGAAGTGTAAAGTTTTTATTTTCGAAAAACCCGTTAGTAGTAAGAGCAACACCGTTCAATGAAGACAAATTTGTCAACACTGTAGAAGAAGCAGCAACCAATGCCTTTTCAAACTCACGTTTGAACTGGCCCATTGCAGCCTTCATACGAGCCTGAGCGACGTCAACAATAGCACGAGGACCTTTGTTAGCCATCTCTTCGACTTTCGTGATGATGATTGGAATAGTTGCGTTTTGGAATTCGTAAGACTGGTGACGAAGAACATCACTAGCACTTAGGTTAATAGGTTCATACCCAGAACTAAGTTGGGTAATAGTAGAGTGTTCCGCCAAAATCATCGGACGATCTAATTTAGATCCACCATCTACTGTTTCAACCCCACCTTGCTTTCTAATACTATCAAGCAAAGGAGTGGCTTTGTATAAGTTGTCAACTTCCTCATCCTTAAGGATTCGAAGGGTTGACGAGAGAATATCATTTGATATAGCCATTGTATTTTCCTCCATATTAATTTGAAATTTATTGGCTTAAATTATTAAGTTTTTATTTAGCAGGTATCTCTTACGAGGTCTGACTAGATAGCCTTATCCACAAGGGGGGTTATTTAGATTTGTTTGCAGCCAGCCACTGATAAACAGCGTAGGCTCCTTGGTCTTTAACAGCCTGCGGCACAGAGGGAGCCTTGCTAGGTCTAGAAGTTCCACCAATCATCAGCCCGTACTCTTTGGCTTGGGACTTATATGATGATAGTTCCTCCTCTAGTTGTCTAGATTTCTCATTCTGTTTTTGCCCCTTTACAATAAAGTAGGCTTGTTGAAGACTTAGGTTTTCGTTTTGCAGAAGCAACTTGGCAACGTCCTTCTTATAAGTCATAAGATCAGGATTGGATGCTTTGAACTTATCAAGTTCCATCTGGTTCTGCTGTAATTCGTATTGTTTCTGTAGTGGGTTGAGCATTTCTTGCATGCGTCTAGCCACCTCTTGTTCTATCTTTGCTTGCACTGATGCGTCATCGAACGGATCAAAGGCTACTTCAGCCTCTGCTTTTTCTTTTATATTCTTGGCAAATTCTGAGTTAACAAGGGCTGCTTGTTGTGCCTCTAGTGCCTTACGTTCTCTTGCAAGTTCCTGCGTCTTTCTAGTGTAATCTGATCGCATATTCGCAAGTAATTTCTGTGCATCATCTGGAAGTTCAGATGTTATTTTGTTGTAGTCCAATCCCTTGTGGGTTTGGTTTTGGGAGAAGTTCGGGTTGTTGATTTCCGTTTCGGCAAACTCCGTGAACGAAGCCCCTTCGTTGCTGGTAGTACTATTAGTCCCAGCGGTGGTGTTTGTTGTTGTGGCTTCTTTGTTCGTGTCATATGCTTGTTCTCCTTTTTCTTTAATGATTTGATCCATCACACGTCCGACTGCGTCTTCTTTGTAAGATTGGAAATTTGAAGTCCCGTCCGTAGACGTGGGTGTTTCGATATTATCGCTCATAAGTTTGTCTCCTTTAATTACATTCTTGAGTTAAATAGTTTAGTCATCTCATCATCATCCATTGCTGGGGGACCTTGAGGACTAGGGGGTGCTTGATCCATAGATCCAGCGGCTGGTGTTTCAATACCAACAATCAAAGCAGCATTCATGTCTGTGCCTTGAGTCTTTAAAAAAGTTTTTAAGTTTTGGTTCTTGGCGAGGGCTGCAACTTTACCAGCAAGCATCTTCAAGTCACCATCGTTCTGTAATTCACCCAAGCCCATGTCGTCATCAGACACACCTGAGTCAATAGCAGCACGTTCAATCATTGAGATTTCTTTGGTTAATTCTGTTGGGAATACACCATCTTGTTCTACATTGGCGATCTCTTCAGTCTCACCAAACAATGCTAGAGTATCATTCACCTTGTCAATAAGAATGTTGATACCAGCAGCGGTAAAATCACCTGATGGATTAGCAGCATCCATAGTTTCGTTAAATGCAGCGTCTGCTTCATTCATCTTTGCTTCCATCTCTGCTTCATCAGCGGATGGGGGTGGAGTCATATCCATACCTTCTGTTGGAACTTCTTCCATAAATTTGTCTCGTAATGCCATAACTTTATTCTCCTTCAGTGTTAAGTAGTTTATCATTAGTAGGTTTTTCAACCATCAGTGTAAAATTATTATCGATCTCTGTGACTGCATCTTCCATAGATATAACATTTTCATCTGCTTGGAAGTTTTTATCTAGGTATCCTAATTCTTTTAGTACGTCGATAGTGTATACTCTATCAAATGCTTGAGCGTAAGTCAAGCAACTTTGTTCAACGAGTTTATTTACAGCCTCGTCTAGATTATGTAAGCGAGCAACACCATGTATACATTGATCTTCATAGGCGTCCATCCACTTGTTAAATTCTTTTTTTGTTTTCCAAATCTTTTTATTTTTTTTACTCATTTAGTTTTCTCCTGATATTTTATCTTTGGGTAAGAATGCTTGTATGTTAGAGGGCTGAGGATTAGCCATAGCCTCTCCTAGAGTTGGTGGGGCATCAATAGGCGACACTCTACCTGTAGCCTGCTTAGCGGCTTCCTCCTCTGCTTTGAGGGCTGCTTCTGCAAAGTCCTCTGGTAAATTCAGTGTGCGTACAACTTCTTTCAAAAGCATTTGTCTAGGAACGCCTAAGTTAAGTAGTGTTGGCAAGTTCTCAAGTAGTTGTCTTTTTGCTACAGTCTCAGACAAAGGTGTTGAGCCTTGATCACTAGCAAACGCAGCGAAGTCACCACGTAGGTCATCTTCTGTTACAATAAACGTATCGACACCAATGTTAAGTACTTGAGGTGTCTCACCTTCCATGAGAGTTGCTGTGATAGCAAGATACTTTAGTGCACACTCTTCAATCATAGCATCACGCTCACGAGCAAGTCTACCTAATTCAGATGATGAGTAAGCAGCCAATGCTGTAATTTCTGATGCTGTTGTTCTAGAACCCATGCTCTCACCTCTAGTAAAAGGTGCAAGAATAGATCCGTTATTTAAATCTTTTTTAACTTCGTTATGATAAACGTTAAGTTCGGTGGGCATAGGGTTGTGTGGTATGGCTCTGATTGCTCCATCTAAATCTTCTTCTTCAGTCTCCACAAACAAACCATCTATCCCCGATGTAAGTTGAGCCATAGATTCTTCATCTAACACACCTGCTTTGACTAGGTACTGTCTGGATGCTTTACGTATGGAGTTAGCCATGAATGAACGAATAGTGTTTACTTCATAAAGTTGATCATAAACACGTTTCATTGCAGAGTAACCCAACAACGGCTGACTAGGAATTCTGTTGAAGTATAGTGAAACAATAGGGACAACAGGCTTACCAGTAGAATCTCTGAAGGGAATAAACTTTGTTCGTTGTAATATTTTATTCTCTCTTTGGATATGCGGGCAATAAAAAATAAGTTCATCATTCACGAGATCGTACATCTCAATAATAGAAACGTATTGCGAATACTCTGAATGAGCAGTAGCGTCTGGTCCATCACCATATTCAGGATCAATACCATAGCCAACTTTAAAATAATGTTCTTTGGACTCGGCGGTAAATTTCTTTGCACCAAATTTATCTTTTGCTTCTTCGATAGGCATCTGATACTTGTGTCCAATAAATCTTTGTTTGTCAAAACGAGGAGCATCACGATCAAGGATTATGTCCCATGGAGCAACAGAGACTGGAATTACTCTGTTATAGATGTCTCCCTCAGGTTGAGGAACTAATTTAATAAAGGACATAGGGTAGATCAATGCAAGACGAGCAGAGTTCTCAATCTCTTGTCGGCATTGCAGCAAAAAGTTATTGGCAACTTCTTGTGCTTTCTCAGCATCACCTTTGTTCTTAAGACCTTTCTTAAGAACCACGGCGGGATTTTTTGCAAATAAACTTGCAATGAATGATTCGATGTAACCATAACCCTCAGATGTCTGTATAGACATTTGGCTGTTGTTACCACCGTATAGCATTCCGTAGGATCCTTCTTCCCAAAACCTACATTCGTATACATTTTTATATCGTTCTAGTTCAGCACGTTGGCTATCCCAAAACTCTTCGTGTTCATCACACAAGTATGTTATGTCGTATTCTTTCATTTGTAACCTCCTTTACCATCTCCACCACGGACGTTCCATGGTAGACTTCGTTTAGACATTTTAGTTTTTTTAACTTTCTTCCACTCTTCTAAATACATGTTACCAATAGAAGTTTCGTATTCAAAAGGTAAATCCTTAATTACATAGTAAGCCAGAGCCATACTTATCACGATATCATCGTGTCCGTTACGTGGGTGCACAGGCTTTCCTTTGTCATATTGAATCATCTCTAGT